TTCGGATCTTAGCGGATGAGAACCACTTCGAACCCCTGCCATCGTTACCGTTGGTGAGTTTAAACGGCAGCTTTACTGTTTCTGTGTAGTCATTCATGGTCATGGAGGTATTTTTCGCTGTAGCCGTTCGACTGCCAGAGTTCTGAGCTCAAACGGTGTTTCCTAAACGCTATGGGTTCGTAGTTCCCGAAGGTGACTGTCCTTCCCATCTTTTTGTCCTGCCTTCTGCACCACTTATCGAGTGCGATTCTAACGTCTCGGAATGAATCGGCCCGGAATCTGGTTCCAGCCTTTTCTTGTATATGTTTGCTTGTTGCTTTTCCCATTGTTCTAGTTGGGTTTGGTTTTGAAGATGAGGGTTTTTCCCTCTGATTGTTCGATGATGAAATACCCTGACTCATCCTTGATCATTTCGACTAGCACTTCGTCTTCGGTGAGATAAACGGCTTCGATCCCAGCGTTTTCCATGTAAGACATGAGCTTGGCTGTCCCCTTCATGATTTTGCTAAAGTAGCTCACAGTTTCCTCCCTTCCTCGATGATCTTGAATCCTGCCGGGGTGATGTTGTATCGTCTTGAGCTTCTTCCCCGCCTGGCATGTTCCCAAGTCACCAAGCCATTCTTTTTGAGACGTTGGCAAAGTTCACTTGCTGAAGACCGATTGGACCCTACGACCTTGGCTAGCTCGGTCGTCGTAATCGTCGGATCGTATTCAATCGCGAAAAGTGCAATCAGTTGTCGGAAAGTGGATGCTCCAAGATTCTGGATCTTGCGAAACGTGGTTATCTTGTGGATGTCTTGCTTTTTGATCATGATGCAATCCAATCTGGAAGTTTTGTTTTTTTCTTTGGTGCGTAATCAATTTTCACTCTTGCCCCTTCATGCTTCTTGAAAACAGCGAGTTTCATGTAGCTTTTCATTGATTCGTGATCGGTGGATTTTCTTTCAATGGATCTCCAGACCGGCAATTCTGAATCTGCGATAACTACCAATACATTAACGCTTTTTGTTTGCCCGAATCTCCATGACCTGCGAACGGCCTGATAGAACTTCTCGTATGAATAAGAGATCGAAGCAAATGCGATATTCCGGCAGTGTTGCCAGTTCATGCCGAATCCGCAGATTGAAGGCTTCGACACAATAACCCTGGCTCGGCCTTCGCTAAATGCTAGCAACCTTTCCTCTTTCTGGTCGATTGAATCCGAACCCTTCACCTCGACAGCGTCAGGAATCAAGCTTTTCAACAACAAGCTTTCCTCGTTGCTTTCACACCACACTATCCACGGATTATCGTTGCTATTTACCTCATCAGCAACAATCTGACACCTCTCCGATAATGTTTTCTTTTTCTCGGAGTGCAAAGCGGTGGCAGAAACGTCAGGAAGGTCAAAAAGCATGCCATCAGCCATCTTGAGTGGAGCTTTCACTATTTTAGTCTCAATCGTTAGCGGAGGCAGATCGTAGCCTGTATCGTCGTGCCCAAGGTCTGATGGCTTGGATACGCAACATGCCCAGCTAGATACCCATTGCCAGAAGTCGTTAACTGCGTGGCCTTTCAATCTCCAGTCTGCGGTGTTAGCAGAATCATGAACAAACCACCTAGTCAGCATTTCTTGGGTGTTCATAATCCCTAAGAATTCAGCATGATTCCCTATCTCGGTGTAATCATTAGGTGCCGGGGTTGCAGTGCAGGCGAGCCGATACGGGGTATCTGAAAACATCTCGATGATTCTTCCTTTGGTCTTACTGTTCTTCCCCTTCAGAATCGACGACTCATCCAAAATCACGCATTCGAACTGACTCGCATCGAACAAGTCGAGACGATCATAGTTTGTAATCGTTATTTGATCTTCAGCTACACCGTCGCTAGAATAAGAAATGTCTACTCCTAGCAGGTTTTTTGCTTCCATAATCGTTTGGTGACAAACTCCCAAAGGCGCAACAATGATGGTTTTCCCAGTCATATGCCTAGCAAAATCAACTTGGAGAAAAGTCTTTCCTAGTCCAGTGTCGAGAAACGCAGCCCCTCTCCCGATTGCCAGCAGTCTTTTTAAGCAATCAGATTGATGGGGTTTCGCGTTTGGGTGAGGATTAGCGATAATCGGCGGAGCTTCCGGGATGTCGATTCTCTTTTTCCCTAAAAGGAAATTATGATAACGCACGTTCATGACTTGAAAAGGTCTCCTTTCTCGCTCTCTGCCATCTTTAAGTTGGCTGCTGCCTGTTGGAAGTATTCCGGCTTCAGCTCGGTTCCTACAAACTTGCGACCCATCTTTACCGCCATAAAACCCTCACTTCCGATTCCTGTGAACGGAGAAAAAACGGTGTCGCCCTTGTTGCTCCACATGGTTATGCACCTCTCGATAAAGTCGAGTTGCAGCGGACAAATATGTCGCTCATCTTTTTCGGCCCTCGCGCTTCTCCCGTTTAGAACATTGGTCTGGTTAATGTCCATCCAAACAGGGGATGCCCATTCCTGCCACTGCTCCACGGGGAATTCCTCTGCGGTATGTGTAACGGGATCTTGGTTTTCTCCAGGCTTTACAAATACAAGTAGATAGTCAGGATTCCCCATTCTGGATCGTGTTGAATCTTTCTTGATTGTCTTGTGCAATAGCCCGTGAGCCTTAGTCCTCTGCATCTCGACAACGGGATCTTTCCAAACAGTAACCCTGCAATGGAAGATCCACCCAGCGTCAATATGCTGCCTGATAATTTCCCCTGAAAAGTCACGTCTTCCAATGTAACCGTGCATGGCCTTGCTCGTGGGCAAGTCCATACAATGGACGCATGAAAGCCGCCCAGGCTTCGTGATCCTGAACTTTTCTTGAATTAAGAATTTGTATTGCTCGAAAAACTCTTCGTCATCGGCACAATTCCCCATATCTGCGACTGAATCGCCGTAAATGTAAAGATTGGCGAACGGCGGGGAATAGACGGACAAATCTATCGAATCGTCTGGCATGTTGGATGAAAAAGCCACGCAATCGGCATTAAAAACACTCCATCCATCTCCATGTGCATCATCGAGAACCATGATTTCTTTTTCCTTGTTTTTCATGCCGTCACCTCCATCCCGTCTTGCCGTCTGGCCAGTTCCTCGTCCTCCGCCATCGCGTGATATGGCATCAAGCCGACGACTGAATTTGTGTTCCTGTATCGACTGTGAATCCCCCTGTGAGCGGCCTTGATAAAGTTGTCCAAGGCACTCTTTACGCCTCGGCCACCAAGTAGAAGAGCATCGTCTTCCAAGGTCACGACCCGAACTTCCAATGTGTTGACGTCCTGGAAAATGAACGAGAACTCTTCAAATACTCGGTCATCAAAAACCTTGTTAGACAGGGTTCGATAGAATGCAGCCTGCCAGTGATACTTGTAGGTTCCGATTGCCTTCCTAATCGATTCGTCGTCCAGTCCAGTGCTGATCGTCTTGTAGTCAACAAGCGTCTCGCAGAATCCTCCGTCAGCACTCGGAAGAATATCAATCAAGCATTTTGCCGGAATTCCCCCGACCTCACTGACAACCCCGACCTGGAATTCTGCACCGGAGACAATTTCCCCAGCTACTCGATGGTTGAAGACCACATCTCTAGCTTTCTTGGCGTGCTCGATCTCCTCTGCTGTGACGACAACCTTCCCTTGTTCTGACATGCTGTCACGCCATTCCCGAGCCTCCTTGGTTCTGAAATTGTCGAATTCAGAAACCACAAAGCTCCCAAGCTCTTCAGGGGAAGTGACGGCAGCATCAAAAAGCGTGCCTTTCCTCATGGCGTCGGTTGGTGCCCTGTCTGGAGTCGCTATCCATGCAAAAGGATTCTTGTCGAACGCCTTGAGCGTTGAACACGAGATCGGCCCCTCGATCAGCTTTGCCTTGTCGAGCCTCCAAGAATGGTAAGAATCCATCCCCAGCCCCTTGTGAACACCTAGACTAAAATGCATCGGGCTTCCTTCCTGTTTCAGGATTAATGGCGAGGACACGGACACAAGGACCCTTGGCGCGAAGGTCAGGCCGGTATTCCTGTTTGAGTCCAAGAGCGATCTTCTTTCCGTGCCAGTTTTTGCCAATGGTGCCATGCTGGGAAGCGATGGCTCGCAGGTTCGTAGTGTTCAGCTTTAAAGGCCGCTTACTCCCCTTGAAGTAGAGAAGGACAGCATTGTGGTCCTTGACTCCGTTTTCGTATTTCAATTCCTCGTGCCTCTCAACACGATCGATGGTTACAGGAAGAAACTCCTTCCCGGTGTTCTCCAACGCTCCTTGAAGCACAAGGGCATTGAGAAAGCGCATGTCTAGGGTGGCGATCACATCGCCTTCGACTAGCTGCCCTTTTGGTATTGGTTCACTCATTGTTGTCATTTGGTTAAATCAGTGCCGGTCTAACTTCCCGGCTGTCAGGCAAATTTAGTATCCTCTTGTCACCGTAAGAGCGTTTATTTCGCACCCCTAAACCCCGCAGCTCCAT